TTTCAATTCCAATAAACTTACAGTTCTCGAGAATCGCAGCTTTGCCAGTTGAGCCTGAACCTGTAAACGGGTCTAGAACTATTCCACCAACTGGAGTCACTAACTTGACTAACTGACGCATTAGCGAAGTCGGCTTGACTGTCGGGTGCTCGTTCTTGAAGTCTAGTCCTTCACTTCTATCTTTAGCGTTAGCCTTAGCAACGTAGAAGAACCTAGACGCGCCGCCTTCATCAGCAGGTCCTGGCACCGATTCGTACTCTGCACCGACAGCATCTCCCCAAGGCTTTGCGCCACCAACAAAGCGATTTATCTTGCCACCTGATTTCGTGAATCCACTTTGGTCATCTACTAACGGTGCAGTAAACTCATCGAGCACAACGTTAGCCGGCCAGCGCCCGAGACTTTTTAGTTTCTCTAAGGCTTCTTGTTGCTCAGGCGATTCGCTAACTCGTGCGCGCCATTCTTCTTCAGACTCACCGTTACGTCTAGTCGACAACTTAGTGATTGGAATCCCTTTGACGTTGTCGAAGTTCTCACCTTCTCTTGCTGGTATTCTGGTACCGTCAATGTTTAGTCCACCGACTCCCCACTTAGACACATTTGCAATAACAGTTCCATCTAAAGGCTTTCGTGCCAAGACGATTGGTTCCACACACGGTTTTAGTGCAGTTCCCCAACCTTCCCAATCTTTAGAGTCGCCTTCTCCTTTAGCCATTGCTTTTGCAATGTTGTGAGACTTTGGAAAAGCCTTGCCGTAAATCCACATGATGTTGTCACGAATTTCAAACCCTGCGTCTTCAATAGCGACAGCCATTCTATGCCAAGTCCTCGTGCCACCAAACGATAGTAAATGGCCCCCGGGTTTTAGCACTCTAAGACATTCTTGCCATAGTTCAGGGTTGAACGCAATGCCAGTGGCGTCCCAAGTGTTTCCCATGAACCCACCTTTAGAACCTTTGCCACTAGTTAGGTCGTACGGAGGGTCGGTGACTATAGAGTCTACAGAGTTATCAGCAAGTCTCTTGAGAACGTCTAAGCAGTTGCCGCTATAGACTACTGCATTGTCGCTAGCATAATGTGGTTCGTATGTATCCGTCATGGTCTAATCATATACAATAGGTACATGATTGCTAAAGATGAAACGATTCACATCGTATGGCCTCACCATGGAGAAATTGACAACGGCTTTGCTATTAGTCTTTTAGACCTTGTGACCAAAAGTGGACGAAAACTTACATACAACTCAATTCTAGGTCTAGGCCTACTTGCTAAGACTAGAAACATGCTAGTAAAGTCATTTCTAGATGACACTACAGCCGACTGGTTGTTCATGGTCGATGGTGATGAATTTGCAAGTCTAGATGCCTTTGAGAAACTTGCTCGCGCCGCAGACGCTAAAAAGGTGCCAATTATCTCAGGTCTGTGCTTCGGCAACAAAAGCCCTGTTGATTTAGAACCGTCTCCGTGCATCTTTATCTTCAACGAGGCCAAGAACTTTGTGCCATACTACGAGTATCCTGAAGATAAGGTCGTGCCTATTGCAGCAGCCGGAGCCGGTTGTCTACTCATCCATCGCTCTGTGTTAGAGGCAGTGCGCAAGCAGGAAGAAGAGATGTCTGGCAAAGACTGGGCTTGGTTCCAAGACGGGCCAGCTGGCAACAACACCTGGCTAAGCGAGGATTTGATGTTCTCGTTAAGAGTAGTTGCTGCTGGTTATCAGATGCATGCGCACACCGGTGCAGTCTTCCCACATCACAAGAACTTGTGGCTAACTGACAAGCACTACAGACAGTTTACTGCTAATCCTAATTAGTCGTTAAGTATTCTTAGGACTGCGATAGAAGTCCACGGAACAAACACTGTTTGGTCAGATTCTGTGGTGTCAACAAAGATACCTTTGTCATTCTCAAAAGAAACAAACCCTGCGACTTCACCGATTGACCCGGTAACAATGTCAATCTGCACTGTCTTGCCAGTGAGTCTGTACTTTGCCATCTTTTCCATGTGGCCTAGTAAAGTGCTGTTCATAATCTATCTCCTGTCTAAACGTATTTCGAGCCTCGAGCAGGACTTGAACCCGCCACCTACGCATTACAAGTGCGTTGCTCTACCAGATGAGCTATCGAGGCAATACTTCTATTTTACTGCTTTTTGCGCAACTCTTTGTAACATTCAGGGCAAACGCTACCGCTAAACCAAATCCTGTGTTTTCTGCATGGATAGTATCCACGCCTACTCCTTGCCATCGATGTCCCTCCATGGTAGCTGTCTGTCACCATACATCGCTCGAACATACGCGTTTCCTTGTTCGAACATCTCAATCTTTACAGAACCGTCGTTGCCTCCAAGTCTGTAGTACAACGTGCTTAGCCCACTGCAAGCAAAGTTCTCATGCCCTAGCGATTGAGTCACTAGTTCTAGAAAGCGACGGTCTCCACCCCAACCCCAGTTCCAGAAGTGTCCTGTAGACCGAGCAAACTTATTTGTAAAGAAATAGGCACTCGTATCGATAAGGTGTCCAAGTTTCTCATTGCCGCCTATCGGCCACCAGCCTAGTGATTCGCAATCGTCTTCACACAGGAACTTTCCTTCTTTAGAGAAAATCTTCCTTAGCGAGTACGCCCAATCATAGCCACCAGTTTCAATGACTCGGACTAGAGAGCTCACATGGTTAGGTGCAATCATGTTGTCCTGGTCTAAGAACATCACGTAGTCTTGGTTGACTATGTAACTAGCTGCCGCCATGACTCGCCCACCGTACCACTTGTCTTGCCCAGTGTTCCAAGGCAGAACTAGAACTGTAACAGGCGAGTCGACGTCAAGACGCCACAGCAAATCTTTGACAGCTTTCTCATGCTCGGCACCGTCAACAACTATAAGATGCTCAACGTTCGGGTAATCTTGCTGCATCACTGAGCGGACACAGCTCTCAAGTTCGTTTGCCCCTGTTGTGGGAGTTATCACTACGACTGACTTCATTGTTTTACTCTAGCATCTCGAGCAAGTTTTTCACAGTTGTTGGATACCATTTTCCACCATTCTGTCCCTTGACTTCGTCTCGGTTTAAGCCCTCGGCAATTTTGTTGTAACTGAAACCTAGCGCTCTTTCATGTTTCACGCGTTCACGAATCTCTTCAGGCGTCTTATTCTTCGGTCCCATGTCAACACCCCAAACAACACCTCTCTTACGCCGGTCATCATGAATGTCTCGCTGACGCGCAGCAATGATGTTTCGTTCCATCTCAGCCAAGGCTGACATAATCGTAACGACAAAGCGACCTTGATAGGTAGACGTGTCCAGGTTCAAGTCAAGTAGTACTAGTCGCCAACTGTTCTTGTTGGCACGGTCTACAATGTCTAGGAAGTCCGTCGTTGAACGGGCAAGTCTGTCGATGCGAGTAACAAACAGCGCTTGCGCGTCTCCGGTCTCTAGTCTTTTCAATGCCGCTGTCAAAGCAGGTCTGCCTGAGATACTTTTACCTGAGCGACCTTCTTCACGAATTAGCTCGTGCCTAGTAAAGCCTGCAAACTCTGCAGCTTGAATCAGCGAGCGTTCTTGAACGTCTAGCGACATACCATCGTTGACCTGCATCTGTGTTGACACACGTGCATAGAGCAAGGCAAGTCCTAAGTCCTTAGTCAATAGCCTTTTCTCCGCCAATGAGATAGATAGCATGTTCTAGTCCCTGAATGTACTCAGGTCTGCCTGTCCAGAGTTCTAATAGAGCTTCACGCTCTTTTAGCAGCATCTTTAGGATTTTTTCTTCACGTCTTTCGGCAGCGTGTTCCTCAATCTCAAAGATTCGCCTTTGAAAGTCGTCTAGCCCAGTTGTCATCGGTTCTTCCTCATCCAAAACATTACGAACACGTGCTTGCCAATAAGTATGTCTAGCGTCGGCTGGCGACGGTCGTAGACCATCCAGCCTAAACGAAAATCTCCCTTACCAGCCATGTTCCTATCCTCGTAGTGCCTAAAGTGGAGACTCATTATTCTCCTCCTGCAGTGTGTCCAGTCTAGCTGCTATTGAGTCAATACGTTCACGGAGCACGTCTAGAGTAATGCCCAAGATGTCTAGTCGCTCGCCTATTCTGTCAAGTGCTACATCAATGCTTTCAGGGTTGCTCATTTTTTGTATAGTTCCTTCCATGCCTTTACGGTAAAGCGTTCTCCGTTTTCCATAACAACAGGACGCCAACGTCCCTCCCAGAAAAGATACCAAGTACCTTTTTGCGTCTCATGCCACTTACCCTGGTTGAACCTACGGCGGCTAGTTCGCCGCTCCCTTGGATTCCATCTAGACACTGCAACAGCCTTCGCCACGGCCACATGCGCAACTTTCTGGCTGGTCTAGCTCATCCTCATCTGTGAACTCTGCCTCATAAAGTAGAGCGTATTTCATCGACTTTCTTGTCAGCCACGAGCTAAGGTTCATTGCTTGGTCAGCTAGCCAGTTGATTACCGGCCCGCCGTCTTTCTCTCTTTTTGGAGTAAACTTCATAGTCACACTCAGCTTTCTAGTTGCGTCTTAGAACTATTTTATCAGTCGAGTGGCCACGTTGCGTGGGCTAAGCGTAGATTTTCCGATGCAGAGCACAAATCCCAAAGCCTTGGTT